GTTTTGGCCAGCAGTTAATCGTATAGATAATGTACATGGAGATAGGAATTTGGTATGTGCCTGCCAGTAGACAGTTAAAAAAGTGTCCACTGGGTTGACCATTGGTCGTGTGAACTGCTATCATATAGATATCTAAAGCAAACACGATGATCAATCAAGAAGTAAAAGGAACACTCGCTAGACTCCTAGCAACAGAAAACCTAACTGTAGAGCACCGTCAAGTTTCTACTGCTTGTTTCGATGTAGAAAAGCGTCTTCTTATTCTCCCAATCTGGAAGACCGCTTCTAACACTGTATACGACCTTCTCGTAGGACATGAAGTAGGACACGCACTCTATACACCTAACGATCCTTTTGGAGACGCTCCTCAATCATTTGTAAATGTAATTGAAGATGCTCGTATTGAGCGTATGATGAAGGATACATATCCTGGTCTTCGTAAGTCTTTCTTCGATGGTTATACAGAACTTTGGAACGATGACTTCTTCGGTGTAAAGCATGAAGATCTAGAGACTCTTCCTTTGATCGATCGTATCAATCTATATTTCAAAGGCAACAGTTCTATGCCTTTCAATGAAGATGAGCAAGTATGGGTAGAGAAAGTAAGTAATACAAAAACCTTCAAAGATGTAGTTGACCTTGCTAATGAAATGTATGGTCATGCTCAAAAGATTGAAGATGCAAAACCAAAGGTTGAAGATGATGACCTAAGTCAATTTGACTTTCCATTTGATTCTGAAGAAGGAGATGATGGAGAAGAGACTTCTATGAATCAGGAAACTGATACAGAAGGTCAAGGACAAGATACACAATCCGTACCTCAACCATCATCTAAGCAAACAGATATTACAGAAACATCTGATGATCAACCAGTAACAACTAAGTCTGTATCTCCTATAGGTGGTGGTCAAATTGCATCAGGTCATGATGAGACTAAGAGTATTACCGAGGAAGCACTTTCACAAGCACTAGAGACACTTATAGATGAAGATGCTAAAGAGTGGGTTTATCTAACACTTCCACAAATCAAACTTGATGATATCATTATTCCTTCCGAAGAAATTACAGAGGGTCTAAAGTTTCACTTCTATGGTCAAGCGTTTGGTAATAAAGAATCACTAGATAATTACATGGGTAATGTTGACTATGCTGTCAATCATTATGAGAATTACAAGAAGAGTGCACAGAAATCTGTAAATTATCTTCTAAAGCAATTTGAGATGAAGAAGTCTGCTGCAGAATACAAGAGAGCAGCAACATCTAAAACTGGTGTTATCAATACACAATCTCTATACAAGTACAAACTAACTGATGATATCTTTAAAAGAGTCACAGTAGTTCCTGAGGGAAAGAATCATGGACTTGTTATGTATCTTGATTGGTCAGGATCTATGAATCATCAACTTCTTGATACTCTCAAGCAAGTATACAACTTGGTTTGGTTCTGTCGCAAAGCACAAATTCCATTCCGTGTGTATGGTTTCCAGAGTGGATATGCATATGGATATGATACCAAGATGAATCCTGCTGTCACTCCTAAAGAGAATAGTCTTAACTTTGACAGTTCTTTCAAACTCTTTGAGTTCTTCTCTTCAAGGCAAAACAAGAGATCTCTTGAAGAATCTATGAAGATGGTATACATGCAAGCATTTGCAATGAATGGATATCGTCTCAACTACTGTCACAAGTATGGACTAGGTGGCACTCCTCTAGCGGAAGCAATGATGTGCACTCGTAAGATTGTAGATCTACTAAAGAAAACTGAGGGTGTTACTAAAGTAAACGTAGTCTGTCTAACTGATGGAGAATCAAATCCTATGAGTTACATGAGAGAGCGTAAAGAAGATGAAGGTTACTACTACGAGAAAGATCAGTATCGTGTATCTAGTATCCAACATTCTTATGGAAAAGTATTTTTCCTTCGTGATCCTGAGACAGGATATACTAGAAAGATTAGTAGTAGTCCATATGAGGTTACTCAAACTATGGTTGGTTTTCTAAGAGAGGTTACTGATTACAACTGGATTGGTATCCGTATCTGTAGCAAAGGAGAAATGAATAGATTTGCTCGTTCAGTTTCCTTTGATCAAGAGTTCATTGATAACCTTGACAAGTCATGGAAGAAAAACAAGTTTGCTTCCATCAAAGAGAAAGCAGGTTTTACCGAATCTTTCTACATCCCTACTCATGGAATTGGTCATGGCACTGACGACCTTGAAGTAAAACAAAAGGGCGAAGTTGCTACCAAAGCAGAACTACAACGTGCATTCAAAAAGCACATGGGTTCTAAGATGACCAACAAAACAATCCTTAATGCCTTTATCGAGAACATCGCATGAAATGTAAAGTAACTCTTTTCAAAGCAGGTACAATTTTTGAAGAAGTTGTAATTGCTGTTGACTACAATGACGCACAGAAAGTTGCACTAGCAAGAAATCCTGGTGCAACTGTGCAAAGTGTGACAGCAGTGTTCGATTAACAAACTGTCCACTCCCCCTACACATAGCAGTTTCATCTGCTATACTAAATGTATAAACAAACAAACTAGACTCATGCCTTTTGAACCAAACCCTGTGACTACTGAACAACTCGTTCAACACTTAACTGATAATGTTGGTGTTGAGGTAGGATGTTCTGATATTCGTAATTCAGCAAAAGAACTAAGTGTATCTTATGCTACTGCCTGTAAGAGGTTGAAGTCTTATAAATCAGGTATTGGCAAATGGAACTTGACAGCACAACAAATTGAAGAGTGCTTCAAGAAACCATCTGCAAAACCTGCAAAGGAAGTTTCATACATCCCAGAGAAAGATGGTTCCTACGTCCCTTTTGGTAACTTCAGCAATGTTCGCAAAGTTATCGCGTCCGATAAATTCTATCCTGTCTTCATTACAGGTCTTTCTGGAAACGGTAAGACTCTCTCAGTTGAGCAAGCGTGTGCGTCAACTAATCGAGAATTGATTCGTGTCAACATCACAATCGAAACTGACGAGGACGATCTTATTGGTGGGTTTCGTCTTGTTAATGGCGACACTGTTTGGCACAACGGACCTGTGGTTGAAGCTTTGGAGAGGGGAGCTGTACTCCTTCTAGACGAGATCGATCTTGCATCAAACAAGATTCTATGTCTACAATCTGTTCTAGAAGGTAAAGGTGTATTCCTCAAAAAGATTGGTCGTTATGTAAAACCTGCTCAAGGATTCAATGTTATTGCAACTGCAAATACTAAAGGTAAAGGCAGCGATGACGGTCGCTTTGTTGGAACTAACGTTCTCAATGAAGCATTCCTAGAGCGTTTCCCAATCACTTTTGAGCAAGAGTATCCATCTGCTGCTATCGAAAGCAAGATCCTATTGAACCAAGGATGTGATGCAGAGTTTACTGAGATGCTTATCAAGTGGGCAGGTGTTATCCGTAAAACATTCTTTGACGGTGGTGTTGATGAAGTCATTACAACTCGTCGTCTAGTTCACATCGTTCATGCACATCAAATCTTTGGTGATCGTCTAGGTGCAATCACTAACTGTGTCAATCGTTTCGATGATGATACTAAGCAATCCTTCCTCGATCTTTATACAAAGGTTGACGCACAGGAAGAACTAGAGTATACTGAGGGTTGAGAAATACCCTCTCTATATTATGAGAAAGTACAGCGAGGATGAGATCCTCAAGGAGATTTCAGAATACATCTCCAACACATACAAAGGTCATTATTCTGTCGGTAACGTTCAGACTCTTGACCTTATTGATTCTGTTGGTGACGCTGAAGCATTCTGTAGAAGTAATGTTCTGAAGTATGCTTCACGTTATGACAGAAAGGGGTCAGCAAGGAAAGACATCATTAAGATCATTCATTATGGAATGTTGCTACTCCACTTTAACGACAAAACTGCTAAAGCAAACGAAGCAGCAGTAAACAATCCTACATCATTTTCAGTTGACTACGATCGATGACAGTTATTTCACAACCAACTATTGAAGTTTTAAAAAACTTTTGTGCCATCAACAAATCTATTGTTATCAAACCAGGTAACACAATCTCCACACTAAGTCTTAACAAGAACATTCTTGCTATCGCTGAAGTCGAAGAACAATTTGATTCTCAGATTTCAATCTATGATTTAGGTGTTTTTATTGGAGGTTTGAATACTTTAGATGCACCAAAAATTGACACATCAAATGAGAATTATGTAACTGTAAGTGATAGTTCTGGAATCTATAAGTCTAGATTCTTCTATGCTGATCCAGATATCATTACTCAACCACCAGAGCGTGAGATCACACTTCCATCTGAAGATGTAAAGTTTCGTCTTCGTACTAATGACTTAGATAAACTTCAAAGAGTTGCAAGTATCTATTCTCTCTCAGATCTATGTCTAGTAGGATACAAAGGTAAAATGGAATTGCAGTTGACCGATAAGAAGAACGATACATCTAATAGTTTTTCTGTTAATGTTGGTGAAACTAATGATGAGTTTTGTTACTGTTTTAAAGTTGAGAATCTAAAACTAATCAAAGGTGATTACAATGTTACTGTGAGCAAAAAGAATGTTGCTCTTTTTGAAGGTGATCAGATCAAATACTTTATTGCACTAGAACCTAATACCTAATGTCAAATGATTTTTTATGGGTGGAAAAATACAGACCGAAGAAAATCGAGCACTGTATTCTTCCATCAGATGTGAAAGAAACTTTTAAAGGTTTCGTAAAACAAGGAGAGATACCAAATCTTCTACTCTCAGGAACTGCAGGTGTTGGTAAAACAACTATTGCAAAAGCATTATGCACTGAATTAGGAGCAGACTTCTATGTTATTAATGGATCTGATGAAGGTAGATTTCTAGATACAGTACGAAATCAAGCAAGTAATTTTGCTTCTACGGTATCACTTACTTCTACAAGTAAGCACAAAGTCCTTATCATTGATGAGGCAGATAATACTACTCCTGATGTTCAACTTCTATTGAGAGCAAACATTGAGACGTTTCAAAAAAATTGTAGGTTTATATTTACTTGCAATTTCAAGAATCGTATTATTGAACCTCTACATAGTAGAACTACTGTTGTTGAATTCAACGTTAGAGGAAAGATAAAACAAGAACTTGCAGCAGCATTCTTTGAAAGATGTCGTGGCATTCTAACTGCTGAAGATGTTCCTTTCTCAGATAAGGTTGTTGCAGAAGTTGTTAATAAGTATTTCCCTGATTTTAGGAGAACACTTAACGAACTTCAAAAGTATTCATCAACTGGTTCAATCGACACTGGTATTCTAGCAGCACTAGGTGATGCTAATATGGATGCACTTGTTGCAGCATTGAAAAGTAAAAAGTTCAATGATGTTAAGAAGTGGGTTCATGCTAATCTAGATGCTGATCCTGTATCTATTATGAGAAAGTTGTATGATAGTGCATCTTCTCTAATGGATGGTCCTAGTGTTGCTGCAGCAGTTTTAATTATTGCTGAGTATCAATACAAATCTGCCTTTGTGGTAGATCAAGAGGTAAATCTTCTTGCTTGTTTAACACAAATAATGTTGGAGTGTAATTTTAAATGAACATTTTATTATCATGCCCACCAGTGTATACACTACCTGGTACATGGACTAAATGTAACGCTATCATACCTCACTATAACGCTGATCCTAATGTAACCTTTGGCATTTCTCTTTTAGTAATTTTAGTATTGCTATCTGGGTTTGGAATCTACAGAGCGTTTTTTAATAACAAAGGTTTGACAGATCAATGGGATGATCACGATGACTAAATTAATGAGAAAAAGAGAAAAGATCAGAGCACAAATGAAATCTAGATTTTATTATATGTTCTGGGGTGCTATGGCAGGTGCTGTCGTAGGTGGACAAATTTATGTTGGCACATCATATCGTGCTATGGCAAAGTCTATGAATAGATGGTTTGAAGAAACTATTGATATCATTGTTCCTGATAGAGGATACTATCAACCAATGCCATCAGGACCAGAATATCCTATCATTCGATGATGATTACCAAAACTGCTCTCAAAACTCCTCTCCGTTATCCTGGTGGAAAGTCTCGTGCTATTAAAAAGATGGCACAATTCTTTCCTGAGATGAATGAGTATACAGAGTTTAGAGAACCTTTTTTAGGTGGTGGATCTGTTGCACTATATGTGTCTCAGGTTTATCCGCAGTTAGATATTTGGGTGAATGATTTATATGAACCCTTATATTGTTTTTGGAAAACACTTCAATTACAAGGAGACAAACTCACAAAAGAATTACAACAAATAAAACAAAGACATCCAGATCGAAGTTCTGCAAGAGTTTTATTTGAAGATGCTAAAGAGTATTTGTCAAAACCAAAACGTGATCCCTTTCATACAGGGGTCGCTTTTTATGTTGTAAATAAGTGTTCTTTCAGTGGTTTAACTGAGTCTTCATCTTTTAGTCCTCAAGCAAGTGATTCAAATTTTTCTATGAGAGGAATTGAAAAACTTAAGTACTATAGGATGGTAATTAAAAATTGGAATATAACTAATCTATCATACGAACAACTTTTAGTTGATGATGCTAATGCCTTTGTTTACTTAGATCCTCCATATGATATCAAGGCAAATCTATATGGTAAGAGAGGAACAATGCATATAGGATTTGATCATGATAGGTTTGCTAGGAAATGTGATCAATGTGAATTAGATCAAATGATATCTTATAACTCTTCTAATTTAGTGAAAGAAAGATTTGTAGATTGGAATCCTCAGGAATACGATCATACTTATACAATGAGATCTGTAGGTGACTACATGTCAGATCAACAAAAGCGAAAAGAACTACTACTTCTAAATTATGACATCGAACTATCCTCTTAAGGATTATCTAAATTCAATCAACTATTCCAAACAGTATCTGATGGGAGAAGATGAAGATCCTGGTTGGGAAAAGAAATATCCTGCATACGTTATTAATAAATGTATGTCTCATCATATGGATACAGTAATGTTTGCAAATGAAATGAATTTACATTCAACACTAGACAATCGTTTGCAATATGATTTTTTTATAAATATCGTCAGAAGCCGCAAGAGATTTTCTCCTTGGGGTAAAAAGGAAAAGATTGATGATCTTGAACTTGTAAAGCGTTATTATGGGTACTCCTATGAGAAAGCAAAACAGGCACTTGAGATACTCACTCCACAACAAATTAATTTTAT